TGTCCAAGGAGTGCCGTTATACGGCGCAGTATCTCTAATAGCCAACACAGTGTTCCTTGATGACGAAGACGAGGATTTCGATAGCATAGCGGCTAGTTTCTTCAGTGAAGGGCTGTACTCCGGCGCGATCAACGCCACACTAGGCATAGATGTAGCGCCTCGTATTGGTATGACAAACCTAGTGTACCGGTCACTACCTAACCGCGAGCAGGAAAGTCTGGTACTACAAGCCATGGAAATTCTGGGTGGTCCTATCTTTGGTATTGCTAGCCGTATGGAAGATGGGTATGACCTAATAACTGAGGGTGAGGTGAGTCGCGGTATAGAAAGAATCCTCCCGTCCGTACTATCCAACGGTATGAAATCTCTACGCTATGCTACCGAGGGTGCTACCACAATGCGCGGCGACCCAATACTTGAAGACATAAATGCGTGGAACGTGTTTGCACAACTCTTAGGTCTGGCTCCTGCGGGGTATACCAAGCAGCTTGAAGTGAATGCGCGGGATAAGGGACTGGAACGTAGGCTAAACACCAAGCGTACTGACCTTATGCGTGACTACTACATGGCCGCAAAAGAAGGGGATATAGATAGCGCCAACGAGTTACTGGAAGAGATGATAGCGTTCTCCGAGAGAAACCCAACGGCAGCTATTAGCGGTGCCACGCTGGAGCGGTCCATGCGTCAGCATAGGGTAACGGACGAGATTGCTAGACAGCTTGGTGGTATTACCGCAACACAACGCTCTATGCAGCGTATTATCCAGCGGCGTGCGGAAGATATGGGTGAGGAATAAAAAAGCCCCCTGCGCGGGGGCAAACTCTCTAAGGGAGAATGATGAATCTTTATAGTACTATAAGTTTATCTTAATCTCCATACCCGCACACCGTACCTACCTTTATCTACACAGACTCGTTTTATAAGATCGGCTTTCGGTATACCACTAGCGTTGGCAATGTCGGATATAGCGCGCTTTGTATCTATACAAGGTACGAACACAGACGTACCCGGCTTGAATTTAGTCCAGTCGATAACAATCCGCACCCCGTCCGGGGATATGTCACTATACTTCAGCCTCATCTGTGTCTTCCGCTACAACAGCCGGGTCTGCTTCTAGCTTGCACTCGATTACGTGCGTGATACCGATGTCCATTTTGGTGCCTTTACCCAAACGCTTCTTACCAAACTTGCCGTTCATCTGCGTGAATATCAGCGTCTTGATAGTGTTGTAGTCGTACTTATGGGCCTTCAACCACTTCTTAAACGGGGGCACACGTATGTACAGCTTATCTACATCTACCTCATGCCGCGCTACAAATGTATGGTTCGGCAAGTCCTGTGTACTCACCCGATCTAGGTTTGCTATATCCGGGTCTCTAGCGTCGGCAGTACTGACAATACGCAGGATGGAGCGTACGTTGTCCAAGTAGTATTGGTTCACTACGTCCTTTATGTCCATGTCTAGCTCCTGAAGGTCGGCTCTCTGCTCTCTAATCTTCTTGACAATCCACTTCCACAGCTTCTCCAAGTCCCAGTCTATTAGGTCAAGCTCTTTGGCGAGGGCGCATCCTGTATATACGGTAGCTCCTTGGGCCACCCAGAAACGCTCTTGGGGTTCGGCGTTCAATTCTGTAATAAGCGCTGAGCGGTTGTCTTGCAGTTGCTTCTTAACCTCTGCTTTGTTTTTCAAGACGTGCTGGATGAATATAGGCCCAGCGTGCCCGTAGTTCTCGGCTAGTTCGTCGTTGAGTTCGTTCGCCCGAATCGTGTCCTCTGCGCCTTGCAATAGTTTGGTAGCGGTATGGCTCAACACCCGTCCCGCTTCTCCTTTAGGCGAGGACCTATACGAACCGGCTACATCCACTATGCTGTTGTTGCCCGTGGTACCGCAGTTCAAAGACCAAGGCTCGCCCCTGTACCGCTCGGAGTTCTCGCCCTTATTGGTCATACGGTTCTTCTGTAAGCCATCACTGATAGCATAACAAAAATCACTAGCTGCCTCTGGCTTATAGTTGGACACTTCGTCTATGTACAGTGGCAGGTTTTTCATTACTTCCGCACGGTTCCAAGCGGAGTTAGGGGTGTCCTTACCGACCAGCACCAATCTCTTGTGGTCCCCCCATACCGATGCGCCACCCCACATACCTGTCGTCTTGCCTATACCTGTTTCAGGACTATTGAGGTTATAAATACAGCCGTGTATGCCGGATATAAACTCCATCAACGGCGAGCCAAAAGCTATACCGAACATATACTGGTGCTGTTCAAAGCCATCCTGCCCATAGAAACTAGCCAGCTTCTTCCACTTCTCCAGCGAGCCTTTCTTTTTGAACATGGGTATGTATTGGGCAGTACGTGAGCCTGCTGGGTTTTCTTCTATGCGGCTAGCGAATATCTCCTTGTCGCCTACCACGAACGATTTGCAGTTTTCGGTCCATCCAAACTGTGTCTTAACCATGATGGGTGGGCCTGCCTTTTTCAGCTTAGCCATCCAAGCGCCTACATATCTCATAAGGTCTTTCTGCGAGTCAGGTAAAACCAATACGTCGTTTCTGTTCATCACATTACGAAAGCTCTCGGTAGAAGCCAACTCCGTCTGCGATGCGATAAAGGAGCATTCCCCCTCGTGCGTGGATATATGCTTTATTTCATAACAAGGCCCGTCTATAGGGTCTTTCATACGCTTAGTGAGGTACAAGTCACTGTCACATATTACGATTTCTTCCTTGTTGAAGTCCTTGTCTATAATTACTTTCGCTACCCCACCACCTTCGGGCCTTACGTACTTGTCGGGGTACGGGGGTATCTTTACTTTTTGCAGGGCCGACTCTTTCTTGGGCGCGGCTGCTGGGGCGTCTTGGCTGTTATCGCTAGCTTCATTATCCCCGCTAGCCCCCGCTTCTTGTGGAACTTCTTCCACATCGTCGAAGAACCCCTCGTCGAAAAACTCTTCCTGTACAGCGGGCAGGCGTATCTCCACCTCGTCCGTCGTAGCCAGCTTAAGCTCGCGGCATAGCGTTATGGGGCTTTTGATCTTGCCGTTATTTGGGCACCCTTCGCATAAGCCGGGGCAGTCCTTGTCAAACGTAGTACACAGGTGCGGGAACTCAATAGACGCCGCTATCTTGTCTGTCTCGTCGGGGCTGTAGTTACTGTAACCCTTTGATATTAGGTGAATTGCAGGCTCGCCATATACCCCATCGTCGTCGCATCGTTTAGCCAAGGACAGTACATGCAGCCACTCTGGGTAGGTAAGCTCGTCCGGCGTACGTATGGCTTTGTCGATGTGCGCACAACCGGCACCCTGCGCGGTCTTTAGTAGTATATTAGCAAACTTGTACGTGTACCTGTCAGTGCCCTTCGCGTTGTCCATGTCGGACTTATCCGCGCTGGAGTATTCTCTAGGGGCGAGAACTGGTATCAGACTAGCTGGTAGCTTTTCGGCAAACTCAGCTAAGCCTATTGGCCCTTTGGCTGGGGATATTACACGAACCTCTTTCGGTGGCTCGTCTTTGAAGTTATGTGTGTTCGGTATGCGTAGTATTCGCGCCGCGTCAGAGGTTACCGCAGGGTCTATTTGCAGTCCGTCCTGTAGGCACGCCGCTTTCAAGCTAGTAGCTACTGGCAGCCACTCTTCACGCGTATAAGGCCGATCTAGTGTCCAGTATACATGCAGACCGCGCCCCGAATTCACTATGGCTGGGCGGGGGATGGAATATTTTTTAGTCCAGTCTTTTAGCGCAAGTAAAGCGTCTTGCTGTGTTTTATAGGGCTTGTCCTTGCCACAATCTAGGTCTAGGAACAGTGCCTTTAGGTTGCGTACGTTTTCGGCTTTTCGGCTAGTACCGTCAACAAAGGAGCCTAATGCAAAGTACGCATCGCGCTGCTCCAAGTCAAAATTGTTCGCGGTTTCTACAACGGCATCCAATGAGTCATAGAACTTTCTTACTATCTTGCCGTCTTTTATGCCCGCTACGCAGTAGTACCCTTCATCACCCAACACCGTACTTAAGAACTGTTTGGTGTCCATCGTTTAATCCGTGTCGTAGAGAGTTACGGGTGCCCGAAGGCACCCGCCGTTTGCTTTGTTTTTAGTCGTCGAACTCGTCTAGCAGAGAAGCTAGGTCAACATCAGGTGCGGTAGCGTCTTTTTTCTTCTTGGACACCTTGACTTTGGGTTCTTCGATGCTTTCTTCCTCGTCCTCGTCGCCGCCAGCATTATCAAACAACGATGGGGCTTCAGGTTCAGGGTCAGCAACTTTATCATTACTCAGTTGTGGAACGCTAGTTTCTTTCTTGGACTTTATAGATAAAGTCACCAATTTCAGGGTTTCTTCGGACTTCTGCGCCTCCAGAGCTAACTGCAACTCCTCCTTGGTCAGGATACGAAGCGGCTTGAAACACAGCTTGGGGGTAGAACTGTCCGTATCGAACCGCAGCTCAGTAAGTATCGAAGCTAGTGGGGCGTTCTGTGCGTCAACAAGTCGGGCGTAAGTCTGTAAGCCCATTTTCTTCTTGTCGTCACCGAATACGCTAGTAGCAGGCAGCGATAACTGGTACACCGCGTTAGACCGTACGTTGCCTTCGGCGTCTGCAAGCATTACAGCTACACGTTGCTGGAACCTACACGCACGAGACTGGCCTTGGCCGGAACCCTTCACGTTCTGCGGGCAATCGAAACATGTAGTAGACTGCCTATTTTCTTCGTCCACGTCTGCGGAGGGCTTACCACTGCCGGAATCGGCAGACCAGCAAACAGGCGCAGTAGCCTGCCCAGCTACGAATTGCCCTTCGTAGTACATGCGAGATACGGGGGCAGTTTTAACAATCACTACGTTAATGGCGCGACCATCAAGCTCGCCCACTTCCTGTCCATTAACTACTTTACGGAACACCCCACCGCGAATACTGAGGCGGTTGGCACCACCACTAGCGCCGCCAGAAGCGTTTTTATCGGGTTCTAACTGCGCCAGCAGGTCTTTGTATTCCGCTGGCATGTTGTTGAATAAAGCTAAATCGGTCATAGGTCGTTATCCTCGTTGAAATCTATTTCCATCTGTTCGGTAATTTGGCCTTCTTTTTCTTGCTGCTCTTGGTTGTCGGTTGGGGCTTCCTGTTTCAGCGCGGCGATCACAGCAGGGACGTTAAAGCGGTACGTGTACCCCACTTTTATGTAAGAACTTTTTGGAATGAAGCCCTTACTTACCCACTGCCTAATCGTGCTTACTTTTACAGAAAGCGCTTCAGCGACCTCTTCAACAGGGACGTAGTTTGCTACATCATCACTCATTTTTTCCTCCGCACGGTGATAGTGTATTCGGTGTCTGCGTTCAGCCCCGGCGGTAGTACATCGGGGTTTTCTTCAAGAAACTGCTTCATGTTGCCTTGGTGTATGCGTTTCTCTAATAAGTCTACCGCTTCGTTCTCCACGATGAACCGGTTCATAGCTTCCCAGTCACTCGTCCAAAAACGATTTTTCTGGGTGCGCCAGAACGTACCAGAGGTGGTCTTTACAGACTCAACTCCAGTAGCTTTACAGTGTTCCAGCAGCGCCTGCTTTACCACGTCCAACTTCTCATTGAACGCTTTTTCCTGCTCGGCAAAGGCAGCAGCTAGCTCGTTCTTCTTGTCTCGAATCTTGATGTAGGTAGAAACGAGGCGGTCTAGGTCATGCACAACATTATCTGTCATGTCATCATCTCCTTAGCTATTGTTGTGTTTTATGTAATATAGTGTAGTTTGAACTATGATTCAAGTATGTCTTGGTACAAATCTATCATCTTAGTGTGAATATTTATCCGATCGTCCAACATTCGGTATAGGCGTTTCTCTACCTTCGAGCCTTCTAGTTGTACTACGGTACAAGGATGCTTCTGCCCAGAGCGATGCACACGAGCGTTGGCTTGCGCGTAGGTTTCTAGGGAGGACGTTGGCCCCCACCATACGATTGTATTAGCCGCCGTAAGTGTGACACCGTGCGCGGCAGCTTGTGGCTGGATGATTAGCACCCTTGGGTCTTCGGTTTCTTGGAACCGTTTGAATATTTCCGTACGCTTGGACGCGCCCACATCTCCGTTGATTACGTCGCTGGTTATCCCATCCTTGTCCAGCTTATCTTTTAGGATGTGTATGACATGCTTGAACGGTACAAAGATCAGCACCTTCTGGCTGGACTCGTCGATAACCTCGCGTAGTACCTTGTAGCGGTTCTTGATGTCGAACTCTATTGTCTCTCCAGTATCGCTATAGACCGCGCCACATGATATTTGTAGTAACTTGTTCATGTTGACTGCCGCGTTAGCCGCAGTTATTTGTTCTCCAGCAGCGGTAGTCATCATCTGTTTACGCAGTATTTCATAGTACTTATTCTGCTGCGCGGTTAGCTCCACTTCCCGCTTCACGTACGTCATATCCGGCAGGTCGAGACATTGCTCCTTGGTAAACCGTATTGCTGGTTGTAGTGCGTTGTACACGGTCTCTGTAGCATGGGGTTTCGGTGCCCACTTAAACTGCGTAACCTTGTACATCACCAGTTCGCGGAACGCCCCGAAAAATCTAGGTACGCCTCTAGGGTTAACAAGTTTGGCTAGTCCGTATGCGTCAACTGGAGACTGTGCAGCGGGGGTACCGGTCATCATCCAGAGCCATGTATCCCCCGTCATTATGCTCGCCAGCACCTTCCACCGCTTGGATTGCGCGTTCTTGTAGTGGGTTGCCTCGTCCACGATAATCAGGTCAAACCCGCCATTTGCAATATCATCTTTTACTATCTCTACGCCGTCGTAGTTGATGATTACAAACTCGGTATCGCTGTTGATTATTTCTTGTCGTTTTTTCTTAGGGCCGTGTGCTATGTCTACTGTACGGTGCATAGCGAAGTTAAACAGGTCAGCGCGCCACGCAGAGTCCATAATGGATAGGGGGCAAATGATAAGCACGCGGTTTATCTTGCCCTGCTGCATAAGAAAGTCTGCCGCCCATATAGCAGACGCGGTCTTGCCGGTACCCTGTTCGTTGAAACAGAAAGCGCGGGGGTTCATTGTCAGAAAAGACGCAGTGGTTTTCTGGTGTTCAAAAGGTTTATAGCGCCCCGGCCAATCGTACATGCCGAGAATGGGGGATGGTACGTCCTTTACGTTTAGGTTCCTTAGTACCCGCGCCTCGTCCACGCCCCATTTAACAAGTACTTCGTGTTCACCTACCGCCTTGCTCGTAGGTATCGCTGTTGTGATTTTTGCGGGATTACGAAGCCGCAGAAGCAAGCCTCTGTTATCAATTATTTGCATTCATCCTTATCCGTCAGTTACTTCTTTGTGGTCTTTTTCTTTTTGTAGTTTCTAGCGCGGTTCTTGCTACGGCTTTCTATGGTCACCCCATCCTTGTTGCTGCCGCCCTTGCTTAGTGCCTTCTTATGGCTAACGTCTTTCCCCTCGCGCTTGTCGGCTTTGCCGTTGTTGTTCCTGTCCACACTTTCCCGGTCTATTTTGCGGCGGGCGCGTTGGCGCTCCATCCTAGCTTCAAATTGCGGGCTGCCAACAGGTTTGTTCTTCTGTTTCGGGCGGTCTTTCGGATTCTTGTAGGGCATATCGTCACCTCTTACCATTATGCGGGCATTCCAGTACCACGCACCATGCGCGGCAAAGCCCTGTCGGCCTCGCGTTCCAAGTATCTACTTCGTATGTTTTTTCCAGCTTAGCGTATTCGCCAAGCCACTTCTTCCACAGATCAGGCTCGTTCTCTATAGTGTACGTCTCTTTGATAAACGCGTTACACACCACGAACAACAGCCCGCTCTTGACTACCTTCACCTCGGGAAAATGCTTGAACGTAGCCAGCGCCATCAGTTCAAGCTGCCCCTTGTCTGCATACTTCGCAGACTTGCCGGTTTTGTAGTCGAATATCTTGGCTACCCCGGCTTCCCTATCTAGTATCGTCAAATCCGATACCCCCCTGAACCACACGTTTTCATCAAAGAATCCGCACGGCTCAAGGTTTTCGGTAAGCCCCATCTTATATTCGCAGAGCTTTTCCCCTTTCATGTTCTTGAGCTTGTCCAGCGCCGCCAGAGCGTAGTCAAATCTAGGGTCTAGCTCCTGTACCACCCCACCCACATACTCTTCGGCAGCTTTGTGAAACTCGTTCCCGTAAAGTATGGCTTCGGTGTTGAAGTCTTCTTGGTAGTCCTTGATTACTTTAGTGTGGTAGTACTTCTTGGGGCATTGGTCGAACGTTTTTAGGCTGCTGAATGACCATGTGGGTTTACCCATTCCTTACACTCTCCGTAGTTTTTCCCGGTTTCCACGTCACCACGCACCGGAAGCCCTTCAGCCCAGTCGGGGGTGTGCCGCATACATTCATCGACGTAAGCCGCAGCTTCGTCAACTTCATCGTCCGGCACACAGCATACCACAGAATCGTGTACGGTTAGCAAAATAGGGTATCTCTTTAAAATCATTAGCATTTGGTCGGTCATTATGCAGCGCGCTATACCTTGGCACACGTTTTCTATGACCTTTCCACCGTAGATATTTACTCGGCCTCGGCGGGTCTTATATGAAAACTGGACGCCCATTTCCCCCTCTTTAGCCTTCAGGTCTCCGTACCGCATAATCAGCCCAGACGGCAGGCGTACGCCATTCGCTTCTGGCAACACCCTTAGCACCCCGGCCTTGCCTATGCCGTACGTCTCGCCTTGGTACATACCCATCAGCGCATTCTGTGCATCCCTCCACAACTGGGATATGTCTGCGTTGGCGCTACGGTAAATACGGATAATGCGCTTGCACTCCTCCTCGTCCACATCGACGCCCATACTCTTTAGCTGGTCACGGAACTTAACAGCACCCATGCCGTAGCCTGCGCCGAGGATTGTAGTTTTGCCTATGAAGCGTTCGGCGGGGGTAACGTCCCCTTCTTTCTTGTTGTAGATCACAGCCGCCATCTTCTTGTATACGTCCTCACCATTCCTGAACGCCGTAACTAGATCAACTTGTCCTGCTAGCCACGCTAGTACTCGCGCTTCGATCTGTGCGGAGTCGGCCTCGATCAGGGTGTACCCTTCGGGGGCACAAATACAGGACTTCAACACCTTTGCGTTAGGCCCGCGTGATGGTAGGTTCTGGAGGTTTATCTTATCCGAGCCGCCGAACCTTCCAGTATGTGCAGCATAGTACCGGATGGGTACGGGTAGTGTGCCTCTTATCCCTATGTCGATGAACCGCTCGGTGCGCGTCTCTTCCAATGTGCTTTTCAAACCTATTCGTGCAGCTACTAGGGCTTGTACTCGCGCATCATCGTGTTCCTGTAGGGCTTTGAATGCCTCGTCGCTTTTGGCAAACGCAAAGGTTTCCTTACCAGTACGCAAACTTGTTTTCATTGGCGGCGTAACGCCCAGCCGTTCAAGTGCCTTGGCAAACTTCGGATTCGACATTAGCTCGTCTCTGCCAATCTCGCACTCGTCCAGCAGCCTTTCTTTTTGTTCTTGCAGCGCGTCTAGGTGATCTTCCAGTCTAGCCACGTCTAACTCCAACACTGGGTCAACAAACATACGTAGCGTCATGTCGATGACTTTCAGCTCCTTCTTCGGGAACACCTTGGAAAATATGCTAAACAGCTTGTAGGTAAGATCAACGTCTTGGATGCAGTAGTCGCCGTATCGTTCTAGTTCTTCGTCGGTGAAGTCCTTTCTGCGCTTACCGATAGCATGGATTATTTCGTCCCCTTTCTGCCCAACTTCGTACATATCAGCAAGGTACCTAAGCGAGCCACCAACTTCGACACCATGCAGCGCACGCGCCATACACAACGTATCAAGATATAGACGAGGATGAATATCAAAAAGCCAACTAAGAATAGCCCCATCAAACATAGTATTGTGAGCAAGTACAGCAGATTTTTCCCAATCGTAGTTATCGCGTAAATAGGTCTTAAGCTCATTGTGTCCCCCGCTTAGCCAATGGGTATCTCCGCCGTTCACTTTTACGCCTACGCCTATCACTTCAAATTCGTGACTGCGTATGTACTGTTCTGTGGTTATCTTGGATAAGCTAAATTGTTTGTCGTAGTAGGTCTCAAAGTCTACGGTTATTATATCCACGTTACAGTAGTCCTCTCTCTTTCAGTGCTTGGTAGTTAGCTTTATGTGCTTCTTGTATTTCTTCTTTGCTTTGCCCCTTGTAGGGTACTGCTAGGCGCTCGGTTACCAGCGCAACGTTTATCGTTAAGTCCCCGCTGATTTTAATTAGCCCGAGGTATCGCCCGTACTTGTCCTTTTCTTTCGTTGTGATTCTGTAGGTTTCTCCAACGTGGAGCGTCTCTCCGACAAACTTCTTCGCCAAGAGTCCGGCAGCTTTTTCCTCCGCATCTCGTGTGCGGCACTCTGGAGTATCAACTCCGTAAAGACGAATGCGCTCGTTACAGCGCCAAGTATCGAAACCAAGATCAATATCCACATCGACTGTATCCCCGTCCACTACGTTAACTATTTTGCAGTTATACTCATACATCTCTCTTAAACCTCGGTATAAACCCGCCAAGCATACGCTTTATGGGGTCAGTAATTGGCTCGACGTTGTATGTAACCGCCGTGTGGTTGTTCTTGTGTGTGTCACTATCGCTGTACCTACTGCTATAACCTACAGCCGGAGTGCTGTATGCGCGTGGGGGGCACTGGGTTATTTTCCCGCCCTTTGCCAGATACTCTTCGACATCACGTGCTACTTGTTCCTGTAGCGCCTCTCTATCTTCGGGGCGTAAATTGCTTGTTTTCTTTCTCATCCTTACTGCACACCTTTATAGAAAATATGTGTATATATCCTAGCTGTTACACGTCCTACGTAAGCCCATTCAGGAAACACTTTTGTACTATGGTAATGGGTCGCGCCTCCTGTAATGTCGGGAGTAAACCCACTAAGTTTTGCTATGTACAGCGCGTTAAACCAAGCCTGTTTGTTCTTAGGATTATCGCTCTTGCCATCACAATAAAAACTAAACTGGCACATGTTGCGGATTGGGTTGCCGTTCCAGTAGTACCCTTGCTTTACCACGTCACACGCATTGTCTGGATAGCGCGGGTCTTCAATTCTGTTTCGTATTACGTGAGCAACTGCAATCTGCCCAGTGTCCGGCTCACCCCTCGCTTCGAAGTAAACTGCTAGTGCTACGCACATTAGTGAATTTAGCATAACGCCCCCTCAGTGTACTATTGCTTCCTCTAATTCGTACTCGTAGTTCACGCTGTCCGTGTTTACCGAGAATATATCTGCACCGTTTTTCAGGTGAAACTCCATAGCCGTGTCTGTGTGCGGCGACATAGTTATTATTGCGTCTACTTCTGGGTGTAGGATTGGTGCGGCTTCCAGTAGGTGGTTTATTAGCTTTCTACCGTGCCCTCTCTGGTATGACCAAATAGAGTATGGACAAACAACTGTACCTAACGGGCCTCGCAGTTCCTCCTTCGCTTTCAGTATGGCGTCTATTTTTTCTACTTTACCTGCGGCGATAGCCTTGATCTGTTCCTCGTACTGAGGGACAAACCTGCATACTAATACACATACAACTGCGGCTATCTCGCCTGTCTCGTCGTTCACTTCCGCATATACATGGAATGGGTCTTTGAAACGCTGCTCGTCTTTATCGAACAAATCGGGGCGCACTGGGTCGTCCTTTATCAAGTACAGATGGTCGTCAGCATTCAACTTTATCAACATCTCGCGCCTCCCTAAGTTGTTCTACTATGTATTTTAGTTCTTCTAGGTCTGCGGCTATGGAATCTAGTTTGTCAACGGTTTCAACTACACGACGAAAAAGGTCTACGCACTCTTCTGCGTCGTCGTCACTTAGCTTGATAATTATCTTCTTCATTTTACGCCGTGTATTTGAATCAACAGGTCTATACAATGCTTGGCCTTTTCGAGGTCGGATAGCGGCTGACCCTTCAACTTCCAGCGAGTTATGTATTTGACTACATTGCCTTCCAGCAGGGATAACCCGTTTTTCTCCGCATACTCGGCAGGCTGGATAGCCATTTGCTTGTAGTGTGTACCGCCTGTTTGTCTGTCCAACGCGGTTTGGGTTTCTTGGGTTTCTGGGGTTTCAACATACTGCCCCCCTCCAATGCTTGCGTATATCATCTTGTCTTTTGCCATTGTCGTTCTTATCGCCTCATGTCGTAGGGAACTGGTATCAGTCTTCAAGGTATTCAGGGGGTTCGTTGTCGGCACGCCATTCGTCATAGGCACGCTTTGCTTCAAACGGGTCAACGTAGTTTTCGTCGGTTTCGGTAAGGTAGCGGTCAAGGGCTACCATCACTGGGTCTTTGTCTATAAATAACATCATCATTCACCATACTTGCTTGTTTGTTTTTGATTTCTGCGTGCTCTACTAACAAGTATTCCCACCTATTCAGTTCAACTTGTTAGCTTTGCACGACTAGCCTTAGCGCGGCTTACTCGGCGTACACACAAAGGGAGCTTAACGGTAGCATTTCTGTTGTACGCTGTGGCTGTTTTTCGGGCATGACTCCAACCCACCTGCCACTGGGGTTCGGGATAGGGGAACTATGTAAACCCTACCCCTCACTAAGCCTGTTAGCTCCGGCGCTACCTAAACTTCTTATCGCCGCACTTACAACATCTACGTTATCCTCGTTGACCACCCAAGGGATGCCGCCTGCGGAACCAATAGCTTCTAATTCACGTTGCTGCAAAGCAGTAGTGGTGTTCTTACCTGCCTTACACTCGATAGCCCAAAACCTGCCGTTATAGCATCCAACAATATCGGGCACGCCACTACGCCCGTAACCTCCTGTTGCGGGAAAGAAATAATATACAGAAGTACCAAATGACTTCAACTGCTTTACTACTGCGTTTTTAACTTTCTTCTCGGGTGTCATTGCCATAGTCTTCGTCTCCCTCGTAGAATATCCAATATACGTTTTTGCTTATTCGCCTACCGATTTTGTTCACGTATTCGGTAGGCGGTTCGTAAGACATGGTGCACAACACCGCAACACGCCTCGTAATCCAATCGGGTAGATCGTTGATTGGTATCGTTACTTCTTTCTCGAATATAGCGTAGGGCTTTATGGGGATACCAAAACATTGCACCCTAGCCGTATCCCCAACAAATTCGACTCTGTAAGTACTTTCATCTGGGGGTAGTTTAGTAACCGACAATAGCTTCTACATCTGCCATAGCCGCGTCGCTAACATACACACA